CGGAACACCTGCCCTAGCGTCTTCAGCAGCTCGAAGATCGTCTCAATCCGCTTGGCCAGGCTCTGTGCGTTGTTGATGGTGCTCGTCTTGACGATCTTGGCGGCCTCGGTGATGGCCAGGCTAAAGCGGATGATCGACTCTTTCAGCGCAGCGGCCCACATCTCCAAGTTAGGTATCCCGCCCTCGGTCTTTTCGACCTTGTTCATCTGGTGGAAGGCGGAGGCCAGGTCTTTCAGCGTCTTAGCCACGTCACGCACGGCCAAGCCAAAGCGGTTGAGGCTGTCCAGGTTGGCGCCCTTGAGCGTAGACCCAAACTTGACGAACTGCTGGACCACGCCGACCATCGACTCGGCTATGCCATCCAAACCGATCTCTAGGGGCGTAGGCGATCCGGGCGTCAGCCAGGGCGGGAGCTTGTCTTTGAGGCCGTTGATCTTGTCGGCCAGGTTGCCGAAGAACTTGGTCACGTCTTGGAGCTTGTCGCCCAGGGTGCCCAGCGCCGTCTTGACGGGTTCGAGCAGCTTGTCTTTCAGCCATTCCAGGGCGCTCTTGAGCGGCCCGTCCACCTTCTCGGCCACATCCCCAACGGCGGGGAGGAGCTTGTCCTTGAACCACTCGGCCAGGTCTTTTATGGCGGGGAGTACCGTGTCGTTAATAAAGTTGCCCACGGCCTCTAGGGCGATCTGGAACTTGTCGGCCAGCCACTCTACCACCGTCTTTAGCGCCGGGACCAGATTCTCATTTAGCCAGTTACCTACATCCTGAATAGCCGGGAGTAGGACGTTTTGCCAGAGCCCGGCCAGAGCAGTTAGCGCCAGATCCATCGCCGCAAACCAGACATTGACGATGGCCTCGAATAGCGGTATCAGGTTCTCGTTGATCCAGTTGCCGACGGCTTGAATCGCCGGGAGCAGGGTATCCGTCCAGAAAGCGGAGACGGTGGCAATGGCTGCGGGGATGTTGGTCGAAAGCCAGTCCCATATCGTTTGCAGGATGGGAACCAGCGTCCCAGTGATCCAGTTGCCCACCGCTTGGATCGCGGGCAGCAAGGTGTTCGTCCAGAACCCCGAGACGGTGGCAATGGCTGCGGGGATGTTCGTCGCCAGCCAGTTCCAAATCTCTTGCAGGGCAGGGACGAGGGTGCCCGTAATCCAGTTGCCGACGGCTTGAATCGCGGGAAGTAGCGTGTTGGTCCAGAACGCGGAGAGGTACGCGATCGCCACCGGGATGTTAGTCTGGAACCATAAGATGATCTGATCCACGATCGGCTTGAGCGTGTCGTTCCAGAACGCCGTCATGAAGGTGCGGATGCCACCCCAGTCCCGAGACCATGCCACAGCCAGTAGTGCAATGGCGCCGACAACTAACAGAATAGGCCCTATCAGCGCGCCGATCGTAGCCCCGACGCCAGCCAGCAACGGAGACAGGGTGGTGACGATGGTAATCACCGATCCCACGGTGGATAGGAACGCGCCAAGCCCCAACAGCAACGGCCCCACGGCAGCCAGAACCAGCCCGATCTTGAGCGCCCAGTCCCACACGACAGGATTGAGGTTGCTGATTTTGTCCAGCAGTCCACTGATTGGCCCCTGCAGCAGGGCCGTTAGCGCCGTGATAATCGGCCCGCCAGCCTTGATGGCTATGGTCTCCAGGGCGCCGCCTAGCTGCTCCATAGCGGCGTTAAAGCCCGTAGTCCGGGCAGCCGCCGATTCTTCGACCGATGCAGCGGCACCAACGGCGGTTTCCATGTTCTTCCACCCCGCCGCCCCTTCGGTGAGCAGGGTGTTCATGGCCTTCATGCCATAGGTGCCGGCCAGCGTCTGCACCGTCTGGTTGCGAAGTTCCTCTGTCATCTTGGTAGTGACAGTGACCGTCTGGCCCTCTTTTTGCTTGAGCCCCTCCATCTCAAAAACGGTCGTTTGCAACGCCTTATCGATCTTCTTGAGCTCTGCTTCCCGCTCCTTGAGCGTGGCATTGCCCAGCAGAGTGCCGTTGCGGATGGCCAGGTCTTTCTCGGCCAGAGACGCCCGCCGTTCCTCTAGCTTGGCGAGTTGCTTGGCTTCTTCGCCGGTCAGCGCAGCGCGCTCCGATGTAAGCACGTTGCCCACCTTGAGGGCGCTCGACAAGTCGCCCAGTATGTCGGGCATGGCGCGCATCTTGCCGTCGGCGTCGTACATGGCGATGCCCAGCATATTCCACGCCCCGGTTACGTCGTCCGTTTGGCGCATCATGTTGGTCAACATACTCTTAAGCGCCGTGCCTGCCTCGGCCCCAGCGATGCCGCGCGAGGAGAGGATACCCAGCGCCGTGTTGGTCGTCTCCAGGGACATGCCGAACGTGGCCGCCGTAGGTCCGATGTTCGCCATGGCCGCCGTCAAGTCACTAACGCTGGCCACAGAGGCGTCTGCCGTGCGCACGAATGAGTTGGCCACCCGGCTGGCCTCGTCGGCGTCCAGGCCAAAGGTCTTCATGGCGATGATCGTGGCGTCGGTGGCTTGCGCCAGGTCCAGCTCTGAGGCCGCGGCCAGGTCGATGGATGAGCGCAGCGCGCCGGTGAGAGAGGCGTTCTCGTTGAGGTACGAGTTCAGCCCCCCGGCGCCGCCGAATATCTCCGCCGTGTCGAAACCCGCCTTGTACAGCGAGGTCATGGCATCGGCGGACCCCGCCGCGGTAATGCCCACCAGCTCCGTGTCAGCGCCCACGCTCAGCGCCGCCGTGCTCAGATCGCCCAGCGCCGTGCCCGATGAACGCGCGGCAACGGCGAGGATGTTCATCTGCGATTCAAAGTCGCCGGCCATCTTGGCCGCCGCTGTGCCGATGCCCACGATAGGCGCCGTAACGCCCATGGTCAGGCCCTTGCCAACGCTCGTGAGGGCGCCGCCCGCCTTCGTGAAACCGGCGCTCAACTTGGAGCTGGCCGTTTCCCCCGCGTCGCCAAGCTCTTTGGCTTTCTGCTTTACCGCGTCCAGCGCCTTGCTGGCATCATCTCTCGCTTTTAGGACGATCTCAAGCTCCGCCGCTGTCAGCGCCATTTAGCCCTCGTTTGCGCGGTTCTCTTCTTCGATCATCTCGATGATGACCGGGATTAGCTCGGATGGGCAAAGATCCAGGTCGTCATAGTTCCAGCCGCCCATCCACTTCATGATCGCTATTTCGCTTCTGGCGACGGTGCGCCAGTCAGTGAGTTTTTTCGTGCTTCCATTGCGGCGATGTGCCCGGTCAGCGCCTCGTCAATGGCCTTGGCTAGCTCAGGGTCGAGCTGGTCGATGGCTTCCATGGTGACGGGCACGCGCTCCATAGCGCCGGTGCGCGGGTTCTCTTGCTCCGCTGACCAATCCACGATCCACGTCAGCATGCGGATAGCGTCGGACCTGGACGTGTCGAACGACACCTCAGAGTTATTGATCTTCTCTTGGTCGCCAGCATCCTTGAGCTTGAACGTGGGCATCTTGAGCATCGCCGTAGCGAACTGCTGCTCTTCGCGGTAGGTGAGCCGCTCCTTCACATCAATCCAGCCGTCCTCGACGGGCACCCTGACCGTCTTGGGCGCGATAAACCAACTTTTAGCCATCTCTCTGTCCTCCTGTGATTGTGATCTTGTTCTCCGAAATACTCACGTCCACACCGCGCCATGCTAGCGTTGCCTTGCCTAGCGTCAGGGCCATGTCGAACGACGGCGCGAACGTCAAGAGCCAGCGGTTGACCGACTCTAGCCGGGCCTCCAGGCGCATGCCCTCCGGCCCGGTTTCGAGTCGCCAATCCCGCAACGTGGCCACCTCGCGGCCCCCTGCTGTGAGCTTGCCAGATAGCCCGTTGGCTTTCATTACTTGCGGCCCCAGGCCGACGCGGCGGTAAAGTTACCAGACACGGCCACCGCGGCGGAGACGCCCGTGGATACAGAGATGTCCGTGAACGCCGTGCCATACCAATACTTGGTGATGGCCGTCGAGTTCGGGTACAGGTACATCCTGACCGCTTCGCCGCTGTCGGTAGCGGTGAACAGCGTGTCGACGGCGTCATCCCAAAACCCGGAAAAGCTGCCCTTCAGGTCCTTCAGGCCCACCACGTAGGTCTTGTTGGTATCGCCAAACGCCGTCACCTCGACGGTATCGACGGCCATGTCAAGAGACCACTCGGAGAGACCGCCGACCGATACGGCGACACCCGTGCCCGAAGGAGAAACGTAAACCAGCCCATTTTTGCCATGGTATTTAGCCACGCTTTACCACCTTTACTGTTTGCTAGATAGAACTTCCAATAGCCCACTAATCCGCTTGTCGAACGTGTGCGGCTTGACTGCCTCTGGCAGTTGCGCCGCTATGTCAATCCGCGCTTGGTCGTCGGCTAGGTAGTGCCGCAACAGAGCCTCTAGCTCCGCCGCCGTCTCGAACGTGGGCACCAGGCCCCCAAAGACTTCCGAGACCTCCGCGCGGTAATCGCTGATGAAAAACCGCCCGCACGCGGCTAGCTCGTAGCAGCGCGGGTTCATCGACTCGGCCACGAGCTTGATGTGCTCGACGTTGCGCCCCCAGCCAACGCTAGTGCGGTGCAAGTTGAGGCCGATCTTGGCCTTACGATAGAGCGCCGCTGTGGCGCGGTTGTCGATGACGCCCGCCCGCAGGTGCTTGCGCAGCGGGTGCCGTGAGCCTAGCAGCGTCCACGAGCCATACAGCCCAAAGTCGATGCCGTCCCAGTTAACCGAGGATAGCGTCTGCACGCGCTCCTCGAAGCCCGTACCGACGAACACCACGTCGTGCTCCGGCACCGCCGTATCGTAGCTGTCCGGCTTCTCGCCGTGACGCTCGGGGTCCATGGCGTGCTGCCAGTAGTGCGCCTCGCCGTACTGCGAGAATATGGGCACGCTGGCGCGCTCGTTGGTCCACACCACGTTGGATAGCCGCGTGATACCGATCTCTTGCGTATCCGAGTAGGGCGATTCTGTCAGGATGACGGCCAGCTTTACGCCCGCGCGGCGCAACATCATCAGCCCTTCGGGGTGAACGTATGTCCCGGCGATAAGCAGCACCCAATCAACGCGATGGTGCAACGCCTTGAGCACGATGTCCTGACTAGCGGCGAATAGCACGTCCGACTCACTGTACTCGCCAAGCTCCACGCCCTGGCGCTTATTGCGCTTCCAAAGCCACTGGAACCATAGCTGCCAATAGTTGATGCGCCCGTCGAGGGCGTACTGCACCACCTCCACGCCCGCGCGCTCCAGGGCGCTAAACGCGCCTTTCCATACGTCATGTACTGCCCAGGAAGCGCCGGGGTGAACGAGCAGTAGCTTCACTTGCCCTCCGGCTCCTCTGGCGATGGCTCGAAGGTGCGCGGCTTGGACGCCGCCTCGCGCCTGGGCTGCGCCTTTGGCGATGCCTTGCGCGCCAGTTTCTGGCAATCCTCGCATGTGTCCGGGTCCGTGGCCCACATTACGCGATGGCAGACCAGGCAGAGCTTGACGCCCTGCTTATCGAGCATCTCTTGTGTTACCGTCACTCTTGCGCCCCCTTCGGCTTGTGCCCATCAATCCCGCACTGATACCAGGCTGGTGATCCTAGCCGTGGGTCCCTGTACCTGTCGATCTGCGCCAAGCGCACAAACCCTGCGCCGCCCATGGCCTGCCCCAGCGTGTGCATATCCCACGACCACTTGTGGCGCGTCTCCTGCACCGTGCTGTAGAAAAACAGCGCACAGAGAGAGTCCAGGTGCGCGATGTTCCACCACACGTCGCCGGGGAACTCCACCGCGTCCACGGCCTGGTTCACGTAGCGCTTGCATACCTCGTAGGTGTCCGGCACGACGATGCCCAATTTGCCGCCCGGCGATAGCACACGGTAGCACTCGGCCAGGAAGGTGAGCGCGTCCGGCTTCTCCAAGTGCTCCAGGAAATGGCCCGCATAGATTTCGTCGTAATCGCCCTCGACACACTCGGCCAGGTACTCCAGGGCATCGCGGCGAATCTCGGCGGGTGACGCCGGGTCACTGTCTAGATTGGTGTAGTACAACAGCGGGAACAGGCCGCACCCGCAGTTGAGCCGCCTATGGGCAGTATTGGCTAGCTCTACCTCATCCCCTACAAACTCTTGCGCCATCTCTCCCCTAGTTCGTCCAAATCTCAAAGTCAACGGCCACGTGGAACCACTTGGTCTCTGGGTCTATCAGGTCTACGCGCCCCGCTAGCGTCACGTCACAGGCTACGCCCATGGTGCCCACAAAGCCGTCCAGCGCCGTCGTAATGGCGTCGGCCAGGTCCGTGGCCGCATCGTAGGAAACCGCCCAGGCGTCGATCTGCCAGCGTGAAATCTTGAACGCCGTGCTGGAGAACTGCTGCTCGGTGCGCAGCGTCACCTCTTGGTAGGTGATGGCCGGGAGCATCGGCTGATACGGTAGTTGCATGGGATACACCCGCGTCGATGCCAGCGCCGTAATCCCTGCGTAGGTACTTAGTCGGGTGAACAGGCCCTCGGCCAGTGTGGTCATCGCAGCGCCTTCGCTATGCCGTCGCTCAGGTTCTCCGAAACGGCTTGCGTTATCTCCGGTATGTGCTGGTCCACCGCCGGGCGCATGTAGGGCTGCGCGCCCATGCGCGCTGTGCCATACTCCACATAGGCGCCATACTCGGCTGCTACCGCCACGATGGCCGACTTGTCATCAGGCGCGTCCATCTCAGGTAGCAGTTCCGCCGTGTCGTTGACCGCCCGCGCCTCAGCCGCCCGCTGCCCATAGTTCGATTTCTTGGAGGTCTTGGCGTAGATGCTGTTCTTCATAAAGCCAGTATCGGTCACAGCGTTGACCTTGGCGTAGCCCTCCACAATGTAGGCCCCGGCCAGGAGCGCATCCTGTACCACTTGGCCACGTACCGCGTTGCTCAGCCTGTCCAGCAGCCTGCCGAACTCCGCTACGCCCTTGATCTCGATTTGGAGGGTAAATCCTTCTGCCATTAGTCCACGTCCATGAGGTTAGCCGTTAGGCATGTGCCGTGTACCTCTGTCGCCACGTCGGCCACGGCATAGATGAGCGCCGTGGTGAGCGTAGTCCCGAAACGCTTGGTCACTTTCACCCGATCGTTCGGCGTAATGGCCGTACCCCGCGGCAAGCGCACTAGCGCGCGCATGACGGTGATGCTACCATCCAGGCGGTTAATCTCTCTGCGCTCCCGGCCATCGGATGGCACAAAGCGGCAGGAAATGGCGCTCCCGTCCGTGAACGACTCGATAGGCTGCCCATAGGTGTCTACCGTCGTGCTCTGGGTCTGCACGACGCACGTATCCCAAAGCGCCTCCGTCTGTTCGGCGCGCATCTGGTATAGGTCGTTGGTCGATAGCAGGGCCATGGCTGCTCCCGTCATTGTGGGGCGGAGTTTCCCCCGCCCCGGTCAGTCATTAGCTTAGAACGTACTGCACAAACACGTCGATGTGCGTAGCCGTAATCATGTCCGAGCCGTTCTTCTCAATCTCCAGGCCGTTGCCCGCGGTGAGCGCCACGCCCGTGTAGGTGTGAACGCTATTGGCCGTCCACGCGCCGCAGATGGCGTTCTCGGTCAGCCCGGCCACCACTTGGCGAGAGACGACGTTGCCCGTGGCCAGCTCCTTCACATCCACGCTGGTCACGTCCCCGGCTGCGCCGCCGATGGCCCGCATCTTCACATCCAGCACCTTAACGGTGCGCCCCGCTGCGCTGGCGAGGATGGTATGCCCGGCGTTGACTTCGTCGGTCGTGACCCGATCCACGAAGCCAAGCACTGGCGTTGCGCCGCTCACGGTGACGGGGATAGTAGCCGCGCCGATGGTCACGCTGGCCGCATTGGTCGCGCCGAGCGACATAGCGCCCGCCGTGCCGGTTGCAGCAGCCCCCGCGTCGATGGTCACAGCGCCCGCTGTGCCCGCGGCTCCCGCCGATGCCCCGGAGGTGATGGTTACAGCGCCGCCCACGCCGGTGCCCGTGGCGACTCCGCCAACGAGGGAGGCCGCGCCGCCCGTGCCATTGGTGCTCGTGGCCGCGCCGCCCGTAACGCTAGTCGCGCCGCCGTTGCCAGTCGCGCCGCCGCCCGAAGCGCCGCCAGCAAGCGAAGCCGCGCCGCCAGCGCCCGTACCAGTGGCCGAACCCGCGCCAGCGGTGAGACTCACAGCGCCGCCCGCCCCATTGGTATGCGCGCGCCCACCCACGATAGGCACCGCCCCACCGTCACCCGCAGCGGCAGCCGCAAGCCCGGCGATAGCCAGGGAGGTGTCAGAGCCCGTGATTTGTGGCGCGGTGATGTTGCCCGCGAGGGCCAAGGTCTGCCCGCTGCGCCCCACCGTCACCGTCCCGGCATTCGTGCCGCCAATGGTGATGGTGCCCGCCGTGCCGCCCCCGGCTGCCCCCGCGTCGATGGCAATGGACCCCGCCGTGCCCGCGGCCCCAGCGCCGGAGGTGATAGTGACCGCGCCGCCGGTGCCAGTTGCGCCCGCCGATGCTCCCGCGGCGATGGTCGCGGCCCCGCCGGTTCCTGTGCCCGTGGCATCGCCACCCGTCACAGCCGCGCCGCCGCCATTGCCATTCGTGGAAGCAGCGTCGCCACCGACGATGGAAGCCCCACCGCCGTTGCCCGTAGCGCCCCCGCCGGAGGCCCCGCCAACGGCAGCAAAGGCGCCGCCCGTGCCTGTGCCCGTTGCCGAGCCAGCGCCGCCCGTGACGGTGACACCACCGCCTGTGCCGTTGGTATGCGCGCGCCCGGCCACAATGGCCACAGCGCCGCCGTTGCCCGCGACGCTCGCGGCCAGGCCGGCCACGTCCAGGCTCGCATCATTGGCCGCGATGGCGCCCAGCGTAGCGGTGCCCGTCGCGGTAAAGTTGCGTAAACTTGCCAGGTCCTTGTTGGCATCCACCACGAGGCCTTTAGAAGCCTCGACAGCACCGGCTGTGGCAATGTCCGCAGCGGCGTTGATCTCAGCGGCGGTCGCAGTGACCTCCGTACCCTCGATCAACAACGCGCTCTTGACATCCACTCCCCGGCGAAGTGTGAGCCGTCTCATATGTGTACCTCTCTAATCTGTGTCGATATAGATGATCTTGTGTGCCACTTCGTACTCGCTGCTTGAGGCCGCCTCGCTGTAGCCGTCCTCGCGGTCGATGGCCACCGAGGTCATGCCGCCCAGCGTGGCGTCGCGCAGCTCTCGCGCCCGTTCGGCGTACATCTGCGCGCGTTGCGCGTTCTGGACGGTCAGCCCGTCGGCGGTGAATGACGGCTTGGTGGCATACTTGCGAGCCAGCCAGAGACAGGCCTCGACAGCCGCGGCGTTCACGACGGAGCCCGTGCGAGTCAGGAAATAGTCTATCTCGTCATTTTCTAACTCGTAGTTGTTGAGGTCCGTGTCCGGTATCAGGAAACGAACCTTGCCCCTGTTTGTCGTTAGGTCATATGTGAAAGCCACGGCTGCCTCGCTTTGCTAGCTAATGGTCGGATCGCCCCAGGCACCCGCGGTGTTCTCCGCGATGACGGCGCCCACGCGATCCTGCACGCCCACGCCGAACTCTTGGAACACGATGGCCTCTTCCAGCGGGAACTCGCGGATATGGTCGCCCTTGAGCAGCACGGCCCCATAGCCGTAGTCCGTGCCCTGGCGAACGATCAGCGGGTTGCGCGAGTCCATCGGCCCGTAGCTCTTGTACACCGTCCAGTACGTGGTCGGGATGCGCCCGCTGGTGCGAACGCGAACCGATCCATAGTCCGTTTCGATGACGCCGATGTAGCCGTCATCCACGTTGGCCGTATCCGCGGTCATACCGTAGCGGATGAGCGGGTCAGCGCGCGGAATCCAGCCGGTGACGTTCGTGGTGTTGATCCAGCTCGACACGTCCGCATAGGCGATAATCATGTCAAACGGGGCGTCATAGCCATGCTCGTACAGGTCGGCCACGGCGGTCTCCAGGTTGGCCTGGGTGATGCCGTTCAGCGCGTCGATATGGTC